ACATCCTTTACCGTAGAATTAGCATCAGCTGCTGGTGCAAATGATACTTCTGGAAGTGCTACCGTAACTCCTAAAGCTGGCTTTTCATTTTTGGTACAAGAAGACCAAAAACAATCTATTAAAACACAAGCAAATGTAAGGGCTTCTGGGTGTTCATTTCAAAGAAGAGTTTCACAAGGATTAGGTTATATACATATGCCTTGCCCATCGTTTGGCACTTTACACCAAAGAAGGCTAGTAGTCCCGTATCAGTTTGACCAAACCGGAAGCTCTGGAAGTGCATCAGTTTCATCAAGAAAAGTATTTGATGAAGTAATTGTTTCAGACATTTTAGACAACAACACTTATGATAAAATCTTTGGTTCATTTAGATTCAATGCAGGAGCTAGTGATTTTACCGTAGGGATTGTTTCGTTTACTGAGGACTCTATATTAATATTTAACAAAAACAGTATCTATAGAGTAAGCAATACCGTTAACCCCAACCAAGCTACGACTCAAGTGTTGACCAATGAGATTGGTGCGTTAGCTAGAAAATCAATAGTGCAAGTTGGAAAGAATGTATTTTTCTTATCAGATAATGGTGTGTATTCTCTAGAGTTCTTTGATGAATACAATTTGCGTGGGACTCAAACGCCTATATCGGAACCAATTCAAGCAACTATAGACCAAATTGACCAAAGGTTTGCTAAGAACGCAACTGCGGTATACTTTGGTAATAGGTACTATATAGCTGTTCCGTTGAAGACAAACCCAGATGGAAGTCAGAATGACAAGGGCATCAACAATGCTATATTAATATACAACTTTTTGAACAACCAGTGGGAGTCCATAGATACAATTAAATCAACTCCCACATTTGAGTACACCAACTTAATTATAGCGGGGCTTGGTAATGCTAGAGGCGTTTATTGCATTAACCAAAGCGGAGGAATACATTTGATTGCGTCTAGTGATGAAAATTTCTCCACCTTATCGAGGGCTGGGTTTGATAGCGTGCTATCTACGATAGGTAGCACCTCATCTAGCACTTACTTTATAGATGGATTTTTAAAAACAAGAATGTACACATACGGAGACATTGGAAGAAAGAAGTACAATAGCTTTGACATAACGGCTGAAGGCAACGAGATTACTGGGACAGATTTTTTCATTGAGATTGAAACAGAAAACATTGACACAGACTTAGGGACACAGAAATCTGACCTTGGTCAAGCAAGTGATTACCTTGGAGGACAACAGATTCAAGCACAGACTCCACCAGAAGATGTTGCCATTCGTGGTAGAATAGGGAATATGAGAGCATATGGAGCTCAATTAAAACTTTCAAACAAATCTTCATTCGGAAATTTTAGAATCAGAAACATAAAGACAGCCGCAACATCGGCATTTAAATCAACTAACTCAGCAACATAATGGCAAGATTCGTAACAGGAAATTCATTTTCAACAGGAAACCAAGTAACTGCGGCTACTTTAAACGCAGCAGTTAACAACGCTACAATATCAGCTGACTCCGTAGACAACAGCAGTGTTGCGGTAAGTGGCTCAGGGGTACTAAGCGTTAAGACTTCAACAGGAGAATCAGATGGTATAACTTTTGGAAAGATGCAACACATCCCAGCCAACACAGTGCTAGTAAGGGATGCGAATGATGTAGGAGTTGTATCCGCCAAAGCAGTAACTGATACACAGATACTTATTGGTGATGGCACTGGATTTACTGCTGCTGCACTTAGTGGTGATGTTACTATGACTAATGCTGGAGCGGTGACTATTGCTAATGATGCAGTAGAAACTGCTATGATAGCAGACGATGTAGCACTTGGAGGTAACCCAACTACCACTACACAGTCAGCTAGCAATAACTCAACTCGCATAGCTACAACCGCTTATGTTGATGCTCAAGTTACTGCTGGTGTTGCTTTAGGCACACCTAATAATAGGGCAAGAATAAAATGTTTTCCAACTGACTTCAAGGAATCAAACCATATTACAGCTGGCGGTACTCTTCTTGACACAGATAACAGTTCGACTGGAATTCATTTAGCAATGTATGATATCCCAGCTGGGTACAAAGCCACAACCTTTGTGGGAAGAGGGGGGAATGCGGATATAACAATATACGAAAGGTTAGATGTATCTGCTGCTACTGGTTCTACTCTTAAGGGGAGTGGTGCTCTTGATGGATTGGCTACGATTGATTTTACTGATATAACAGCTACTGATACTAATGCTATAGTGTTACATATAACAGATGGTGGTAGTAATGGTTATTTCTATGGAGGTTACATAACATTGGTAGCAGTATAATATGCAGGCTGGCTATATAAGGAAGTGGCTAGAAATAAATGGTGTACCTAAGGAATTAAAAAGCATTGTGGGGTATTGTATAAGAAAAGAAAACGGTAAAGTATTTGGAGGAATGGACGAAGATACCATCTCCACAATGGTTGCTTATCATTACTTTAAAAAAACAATATCCGTTATCCGTGATGGAGAAGAAGTTGTGGGTGTTCATATGTGGTATAATTGTAATTATACTGATGATTTTTCATTCATAGAAAATTGGGAGGAAGATAGAAAAAACGGAGATACAATATTTATGGCATTTCTTTTCGCTGAAAGTAACGATGTGATGAAGGAATTGATACACGATTTCATGGACAAAGAACCAGATATGTTAACAAAGAAGCTAGTAGCAATGAGAGAACGAGGCGGATACCCAAGGCGTTTAGATATATCTAGGAAATATTTTACAAAAATACTTAAGAAATAATTATGGGAGGCAGCAAAACAGTTATAAAACAACCAGACCAAATTGACCCAGCTGAATCAATGGGTGAATACTTATTCGGCAAGGACTTCAAGGGGAGCTTTGAGGGAATTACCGACAAGAGGTTACAGCAAAGATTACTAGACGCAGAGGCTGAGTTTAGACCACAGTATACTGCACTAGAGTTAGCTGACCAAGAGGCTGGATTATTTGGCACTGAAGACCAAGCTGGTCTAATTGACTTGCAACAAAGGGCAGGTGAGAAAGCCATAGATTTTGAAGAAGATGCAAAGAGGAGGGAGACCGCATTACTTGGTGAGCTAGGTGGTGATGTTACAGCAGCGTTGAGGGCAGCTGACCCCGAATCTACTAAGCTAGCTGACTTGCAATCACAGCAAGCGCAGACCCTATATGCAGAATCCGAGGGTCAACTATCTCCAGAAAGAGCCCGAGAAGCAGAACAAGCCGCTAGAATGGCTGGTGTATCTCGCGGCAGGGTAGGTGACTCAGGGACATTAGCCCAAGAATTACTTGGAAGAGAAGCATCAAGGGCTCAACTTCGAGCAGAAGCACGGCAAGCTGGTCAAATGGGATTCCAGCAATCAAGAGCTTTGGGCGGAGACCCATCTCAGTTCTTGTTTGGTAGAACTACCCAGCAGACAGCTATGGGAGCTAACCTATATGGACAAGCAGCGGGCTTAGCTGCTCAGCCAACTGGTCCACAATTGTTTGACCCAAATGTAGGAATTAATTTAGCAATGCAACAACGCTCACAGGACATGACGCTACAAGGAGCACAGGCTCAAGCTAACGCTACACGAAGCGCGGGGTTATCATCAGGGCTTGGAAGCATAGCAGGGGCAGTAATAGGATTATGTTGGGTAGCTCGTGAAGTATATGGAGCGGAAAACCCTCGTTGGCTACAGTTTAGACAATGGGTTATACATAAGTCTCCAAATTGGTTCTTTAGATTGTATTCAAAGTACGGAGAAAAATTTGCACAATTTATTTCAAACAAACCTTTTATAAAGAATATCATTCGTAAGTGGATGAATACAAAAATTAGTTAGTTATGGCATTTAAAACAGGAACACAAGTAGACCCAAGGTTATTAAATTACAGTGGCTATGCTCAAGGCATGACCAACGCCTCTACCATACAAAGTCAATCCATAGCAGACTTAGGAAATCGAGTGGGAGAAGCCATAGGTGAGTTCAAAGCAAAGAAAGATGACAAAGCAATTAAGACCGGTCTTCAGGGATTACTAAAAAGCAATCCGGAGTTTGCGGAAACACTGGGAATTACCGGTACTCCTAGCGCAGGACCAGACGGGCAGTTAGTTGTTACTCAACCAACAGACGAGGACTTTAAGGTTGGAGCAGATACTATATTTAAAATGTTTGGTAGAGATGCTTCTAAAGCATTGTACGGACAGGCGCTCTTATCTAGCTTTGATGATGACGATGATGATGAACTGTATGACCCAAAGAAGATTGATGCATTTGTTAAGTCAGTGGAATCAGAGTCATTGAAAGACTTGTACAAAATCAAAGATAATAAATTATTTAGAAGAGTCAAAGGAGGGAAAGACGAACAGATTAATGTAGGAGATGTAGACCAAATACTTGAGGTAGAGGGCGCAGAAGAATTTCTTAAATTAGGTGTAGACCCCATGGGCTTTTTCTCTGAATAATTTATATAATGCAAGAAACAGTACAATCATTTGCCCAAAGGGTAAAAGCTAAGGACTCTAAATACGAAGGCATGGATGATGCTAAGGTTGTGTACGATGTACTCAACAAAGCTCCCGTGTATGGAAGAAGGTTTCGCCCTCAAGAAAAGCGTAACAATATATTTGGGACTATATTCAGAGAGGCATTACTTGGATTCGCTGAGACTGGTAGCAAAACTGCGGAGGGTATTGCGTTTAATTTATCTTCTATGATTGCCTCTGAGACAATGACAGAGGAGCAGTTCATCAACAGCGACAAGGCTGGAACAATGTCATACGAAGACTACAAGGAACGCAACGATGAGCGAGTAGAGGTAGAGAACAAGGCTATTGCTCATGCCCAGAATGTAGGAGACTTCTTTGAAAACCTAGCACCAGAACAGATATCACAGCCACAGGGTACTGCGGAGATATTGATTAGCCAAGTTGCTAGAGGTCTTGGTCAGATGGGAGCATACGCTGCTACAACTATTGGTATGGGTGCAGCAGGTACAGCCCTTGGTAGTCCAGTTGGTGGTGCTATTGCGGCAGGTACTTCTTTGTATACTATGGCAACAATGAACAGACAGATGGAGTTCATTGATGACGCAGAAAGAACTATGGGCAAAAACATCACTGAGATGTCTGCTGATGAGAAGAACAAAGTCACAGCAGGTAGTCTTGGGTATGGTGCAATAACAGGTGTGCTTGATGCTACAGTATTTAAGTACGTTGCTGGTATGCCTAATGCCTTGAAGTCAGTTATTGGTGCAGCCCAAAAAGGCAAGTCAGTTTCTGAACCATTATTCAAATCAGCACTTGCTCAAGCTTCCAAGAATGCGCTCAAGAGAGGTGCAGCCGAGGGTATACAAGAGTCCCTTGGTGATGGTATGACCCTAGACATCATGGCTAAGAACCTATATGATGATGACAGAAAGTTTATTACGGGTGATGCG